GGTCGAGGTGTTATCCCGCTGCTGATCAAGTATCTCCTCAATCTCCAACGTGACCATCGTGTCGAGGCCATTGTAGATACACTCCTTGTCGAAGTCGGACAAGAGGGTGTCGGGGGTCAGGCCCCCGGTCTGGATGATGCGAGCCACTCACGACACCTGGAACTTAGCGCGAAGCTCAGTGAGGTTGTTGCCGTTTGCGTCGAACTCGACGATGGGGATGTTCAGGATCTTGGCGAGCTTGAATTCGAGCGCTACTCCCTTCGACTCCTTCCACCCCGGCAGCTGCAGGCTGAAGAGGCACTCCGACCAACGGAGCATCTCGGTGTTGAACGTTTGCCAGAAGAAGGCATCGGTGCCGAGACGATGACGGATGGCCATCTCATGCGCGTAGACGATGGGGGAGAAGACGATGAGGTTGTGCTCCTTGATCTGCTTCGCAACGAACTCCTCGACGAGGAGGAAGTTGTTCCGCTGGAGGAAGGGATCGGGGTTGGAGTAGGGGCTGCTAACGAAGATCATTTGGTAGCTCCTCAAGTGTGAGACGGTAGCCAAGTGCGCGAGCAAAGTTCTCAAGGTAGCAGAGCTTGATACCCTTGCGATTGTGCTTCCAATCAGAGATCCGTTCATAGTCAATGTCGAGGAAGTCGGCCATTTCTCGGGGAGTGACTCCTTGGTTCTTCATCTCCTGAAACAGTTGGCGAACAATCTCGTGGGGAGTGGATATTTCCTTACAGTGATTGTCGGGCATTTAGTCCTCCAACTTCAGGGTTTCATTTGTCTTCGCTCGTCTGTGCTCGAACTTCCACGGTGCCTCGTTGGTGTAGATGGAGCCGAGGAAGCCGAGACCTTTCTCCATCTCGGGTTGCAGGGCGTGATGGAGTAGCATGGTGTCGGCCTCGGCGTGGGGAACGATCATGCCGTACTCGCGCCACAATAAGCCGATGTCGTAGAGTCCGTTCTGGAAGATGAATCGCTTTCGTTTCAGCAGCTGCCGCCGAACCCAGGCCCACACCTTCATCTCCATCCCGAGGGAGGGCCAGTAATTGGCATCCGGCTTGCGCGGGTCGTAGAAGGGAACCACCAAGGAAATCGAAGAGGTTGGGGCAAAGCCGATGCATGTGATCTGGTTTCCGATCGTCTCAATATCAGCCGACAGGTTGCGGCTTGGGTTGATGTATTGGGTCTCGAAGGCGATGAGGTCGTCGTAGGTGGGATCGACCCACACTGATCGCTCGGGTCGGATGACCTCCGGGTACTCCGCCTCATGCCGCGCCTTCTCCAAGTCGCTGAGGACGATGGGCCTCAGTGTCCAGTCGCGGGCGACGGCGGAGGGATGGTAAGTCGGGAGGACTTTGCCGAAGGGGGACATGACGGTGGAGCCGCGGAAGGCACGTATCCCTGACGTTCTAAGTACACTCCAAGCAGCAGTACCACCCAAAGCGATAATGAGATTAGGATTAACCGCTCGAAGCTCCGCATGGAGCCGGGTGATCTCGGGAGCGTATTGTGCATTGACATACTTCCCCTTGGTTAGGGCGGGCCAACCAGGAATACCATCCCGCTTCAGCCCGCACAAGTTAATGATGTCATTCTTCGGCTTCGGCCGGAGGTTGAAGACGTTGGTGATGTGACACTCTTCCCGCACGATCCCCGCCTGATGGAGGAGGATGTTGAGGAGTTGTCCCGTCTTGCCGACGAAGGGAATGCCGAAGCGCTCCTCTTCCTCGCCCCAGGCCTCGCCGATGAGGGCTATGCGATTGAGCATGGTATGGTTGTTTCCCGGTGGGAATAAGCCGCATCAGCCTATCTTGTTACCACTGGGAACATAGGACATGTTGGCCTCGGCACGTTCCACCAGCATCGCCTTAAACAGGAGGAGATAGGTGATGAGGTCGTCACACCGCCCATCAAGCCCCTCAAGCCGCCGCCGCTCCACTCCCTTCGCCTGATCGCGAACGTACTGGCCGATCGCGTCCCAGTGTTTCGCCGCGTAGACGCGCCAGATCTGCTCCATGGTGAGGTCGAGGTCCTGGGCGTTGCGGCGGAAGTTGAGAAGGCGGTCGGTGTCGCCGGAGTACTCGGCGCCCTTTATATCACTTAGACGTTGAACTTGATCGAATGTTTCGGTAATGAGAGCGGTGAAACGATTGTGGCTAAAGATCGGCATAGTAGACCTCCGTGGCTCGGTTGAAGAACTCTTGATCTCTTTCGAGACCGAGGACGTGGTTTGCTCTGAGAGCCTGTGCAGCTTTAAGAGCATTCCCAGACCCAGCAGTGGGATCGAGGACGAGGGAGTATTCATCGACGAACATCCTCATAAAATGTTGCAGCATCGCAACGGGCTTCTCGTTCATGTGGATTTCCTTGTTCCCTCCCGCGGCGGAGAAGGCGTTGGACACGGAGGAAACAATTTGTCTATCTCCGCGAGAACCAAAGAACGCAGTCTCATATATTCTACGAGGCCCTCGGGCGGCATCGGGGAGAATGCCGGTATTATCTGACTTGACCCAGATGAGGGGGAATGGGTTGATGCGCCAGCCAGCGGCTTCGAGGATCGTCTTCGTGTCATGATAGTAATCCATTGAAAACCAGAACATGAGATGGGCGGACTCGGCGACGAATTGATCCTGCTTCTTGGTGAAGGCGGCGAGGAGCTGCCAGTAGATGTCCGCACTATCCGAGTACGTGCCGAAGGAAGCGCCAGCGCCCTGATCCGACTTGTGCATCCCTACTCCGTAGGGGAAGTCGCAGTGTAAGAAATTAAACAAGGTGTCGTTAGTGTCCAGCCATTCGAGAAAGTCAACGTGACGGAGTGGTACGTTACGGACTTGAGTAGGTCCTTCCCCTGCAAGTCGGGGTTCATCGAGATCGATAACAATTGAAGCTTTTCGTCGAGCGGTATCTCGTTCGACGATACCGCGGGCAGTGGAATAAACAGGTGCAGCAATGACTCGCTCATTTCCCTTCTCAATCTCCGTTGCGACAGCGACGCGGTACGTCACATCCTTCGACAACATGCCGAGGGCTTCACTCGTCCGCTCTTGGTTCCATTCAGGATCGACCTTCTTCCTCATCTCGTGGTAGTTCTTCACGGCGAGGCACTGGTCTTGCCACGTGAGGTCGGTGCGCCGAACGTTCTCCTCGAACTCGATGAGGTGTAGCTCGATCTCGTCGAGCTGGTCGGTGAACTGGACGGGGATGGCGGTCCAGCCCAAACTTTGGCAGGCGGTCCAACGGCGCTCGCCGGCGATCAACTCGCCGTCTCGCTTGATAACAGGGGGGTGGATGAGGCCAGAGCGGAGGATGGAGGCGGCGAGGTCGGGGATGTTCTCGAGGTCCCGTCGCTGGCGCTTGGTCCGATCGACCCAGATGTCGGTGATGGGGAAGGAGGCGAATTGGCCGCTGGTCATGATTGCTTTACAATCATCAGCCAGTCTTCGACCGAGATGGGGAGGATATTCGGCTCACCCACTCTCTTGTCGTAGTGTTTCCCAGCGCGCTTGAATGCTTCGTCTCGCGAGAACGTCTGTGCGATCGTTATGTCGGTGGAGTAGTTCGCACCCTGCGTCATCCAGCCGTTGAACTTGACGGACCAGAGGTAGTATTCCATCACTTGCTCCTTTCTGCCGCGCGAACCATCTCGTATAGGCTGATTGTTTTGTACCCTTGTGCAGCGACACGGCGGCACAGCTCGTCGAAGCTGAGTTTCTTGTCGGCGCACTGTTGTACCCATTCTCCGATATCAGGCGTTCGTGCTTGCAACACGACTTCAGGTGTGGACATGAATTGTCTCCGTAAGGAAGAAAAGTGGGGAGCATTGGCGCTCCCCGAGGTTGCCCTTGGGAGGGGTTCAGTCGACCGGCGCGGTCTTGGTCAGGTTGGCGTGGAAGATTTCCTTGTCTTCCTTGTCCTGCTTGTGGACGACGGTGCCGATGAAGGGGCAGTTGACCGAGGCATTCATGCCCTCCGACGTGGACATCGAGTCGTCGGCACACTTGAGGTGATCCTGGAGAAAACGCTTGTGATTGTTCTCCGTGTTCTGGAAGGCAACCGCATCGGTCTTGTCGAACATGAAGGACTTGCGCAGGACGATCTTGTCGATCTTGCCGAATTTGTCGAGCGTGTCGGGATCGACGACGAGCGCCTCAACGGCCTTGCAGGTGTAGTCGACGACGTCCCACTGACCCTGGTCCCGGATCTCGGGGAGCTTGGTGACGATGAAGCGATAGGTGCCGGAAGGGGCAAGAGGAGCGCGTTCGACTTCTTCGAATTTCTTCTGAGCGATGGAGGCGAAGTTCAAAGCCATGGTCATTGTCCTTTGAGGGTTGAGAAGATGGTTGCCATTCCTGTTTCGAGTGGTAGGTCGGCATCGAGCTTGAAGGGAGCGGCATTCTTCAAGTCGATGGTGGACGTAGGCACGGTCTTTATGCGCCTCCGTACATTCTTCCCCGAGCCGCTGCTCTCAGCGAGGACGAGGGTGTTGAAGTAGCGAGGGATGATTGGGCCGAGGGCGGAGCCGATTGCGTTGACGTGGCCCTTAGTCACCCCCTCCGTCACCTCCTTGTAGTTGACGTGGGAGATGATGATGACGTTGGCGTGGAAAGCCTCGGATGTAAGCATAGCAACAGTATCCTCTAAGGCCTGCTGGGCTTGGAAGAACCATTGACGAGGGTCCTTGGCAGATGGGTTCATCCCCTTTGCCCAATTGAAAGCTGCACGGCCGTCGGCGGAGAAGGAGTCGAGTACAAAGATGGTGTCCTCTCCCCACTCGGCAGGAACTGTGCCGTCGGTCCACTTGTTCATCAAGT